CGGTGATATTTCTTCAAAAGATGATCTTCTTGTCCTACATCGTTCATGGGGAATGGAGTGGAGCGAAATTGACGGGGTCACAAGTCGCAAACACGCTGGAACAATAAAAGCCTTTCTATCAAGATCAACTGATCTACTCAGAGTTCCGTACGGTAAAGCAGTTGAAGAATGGCCAAGAAGAGGCATTATTGTCGGATCAACCAATAAAGAGTCAGGTTTATTGATAGATGACACAGGAAACAGGCGCTTCCACATAATACCCTGCACCTTAAAATCAATAGATCTTGATGCTCTTCAACTTGAACGTGACTCTATTTGGGCTGCTGCCGTTCATGCCTTTAAAAATAAAGAATCGCACTTTTTATCATTTGAACAGGAAAACCAGATTGAAAAAGAAAATCTTGGCTACATGGTGGATTCTCCCTGGCTTTCTGTAATAACCAAATATTTAAATGATCCAGCTAACGCTGTAAAAGATATAACTATTGAACTTTTATTAACAGAAGCAGTAGAAAAACCAATCGAAAGACAAACAAAATCTGACATCATGACTGTCTCATCTATTCTCAAATCCTTACAATATGAACGCAAAAGAAAGAGGTTGGAAGGAACACCTAAATGGGTATGGTTCTTACCTGATCTCACCCCTGTTCTCACTACTGGGAACGCTCAAAACCTTTGAAATCACTATATTATATATATATGTTCTCTATGTTCTCTATGTTTTATATATATATATAATAATAGATAATATAGGGGGATATATAGGGTTAGGTAAGTCTTAAGCATTACTGGGTACACTAGAGAACGTGAGAACAACCCCTAGTCTCAAATGAGTCTTATTTTGTTATTTTTTAATACTGAACTACTATGTCCTTATGACTTCAATTAATGATTTACAAAACGATCATAAAAATGCTCGCAAGCGTACTGATCGTTCCTCAAAACTTATAAAAGAATCACTCCAAAAATTTGGTGCTGCAAGATCAATAGTGATTGATGAAAACAACCGCATACTTGCAGGCAATGGAACAATCGCTGGTGCAAAGGCAGCAGGGATAAAAAATCTTAAAGTCATAGAAACAGATGGCAATGAAATCATCGCAGTAAAAAGAACTGGGCTTTCAGAAGATGAAAAGGTTGGACTTGCCCTCGCAGACAACAGAACTTCCGATCTTTCAGAATGGGATCTTAATATGCTCGAAGAATTGAGTAAGGAGCATGACCTTGAACCCTGGTTTGATAATGATGATTTAAAAGAACTGCTAGGAGAGACAGAAGTATTACCAGCAGAAGGTTTGACAGATCCTGATGATGTTCCAGAAGTACCAGAAGAACCAATCACAAAAGAAGGTGATTTATATATTCTCGGCAATCATCGGCTTTTATGCGGTGACTCTACAAATATTCTTCACGTTGAAAAATTAATGGATGGCAATAAGGCTGATATGGTCTTTACTGATCCTCCTTACAACATAGATTATGGGAATATAAAACACCCAAAATTTAAAGTTAGAAATATTCAAAATGATAATATGAGTGCCTCAGATTTTAAAGATTTTTGTCATTCCTTTGTTTCTGTTATAAAGTCAACCTGTGATGGCTGTGTTTATGTATTTGGGCCGCCAGGGCCAGATGGTAGAATAATGTTTTCAGAACTTGATAATTTACTTCATTGTTCAACAACAATCATATGGAATAAACATGTTTTTACTTTAGGAAGAGGAAAATATCAAAACAAATATGAACCCTGTTGGTTTGGTTGGTCAAAGACAGGCGAAAAATTTATTGATGACAGAACCTTAACCAATGTTTGGGATTTTAAAAGACCCACTTCCAGTAAGTTACACCCAACAATGAAACCTGTAGAATTAATTGAAAATGGTTTATGTCATTCTTCAAGTAAAAATGAAATTGTTTTAGATTTATTTGGAGGATCTGGTTCAACTTTGATCGCAGCAGAAAGAATACAAAGACAAGCTCGACTTGTTGAACTTGATCCTAAATATTGTGATGTAATAGTTAAAAGATGGGAGGATTTTACAGGTAACAAAGCAAAACGTGTATCATCTAGTTAATGGCTCAAAAAGGATCAAAAGCTGAAACCATAATTAGGTCACAGAAGTTTGCTCGTATCATTGCAAACGGTGGTCGTAGATCCGACTGTGTACGTTATGCAGCCGAGAACTGGGGGGTGGGGGAAAGAGCCTGTTGTAAGTATATAAACATAGCCAGAGAGGAACTTAAGAAGGATTGGGACATGGAAAGACCCCAGATGGTGGCTGACCTTTTGGCGCAATGTAGCACCTTACAGATGGAAGCTAGAAAGGCTGGTCATTATCACATTGCCCTCGGTGCGATCAATACAGCAGCTAAACTTGCACAAATTGTTTCGTGAGCATTTTAAATACAGCAAGACCAGGGAATGTTTTATATCAGATCGGTGCATATGATTTACCGACAGCAAATGAAGCGATAGAGCGTATAAATCAAGATTTACTTCCACATCAATCAAAGTTTTGTGGTGACCTTGATCATAGAAAACTGGCTCTTGTCTGTGGTTTTGGTGCTGGTAAAACTCATGCACTAATTTCAAAATCTTGCATATTGGCTGCACTTAATGTTGGTCATGTATCGGCAATCTTTGAACCGACTGCTCCAATGCTCAGAGATATTCTGCAGAGAACGATGAATGAACTTCTTGATCAATGGCAAATACCTTACACATTCAGAGCATCACCATTACCTGAGTACAACTTGGAATTTGCAGAGGGAACTCATACAATCCTGCTCAGAACAATGCTGACATATCAAAGATTGCGAGGGCAAAACTTATGTGCTGTGGGATTTGATGAGGCAGATACTGTTCCAAAACGTGATGCAGAACAGGCAATGAATATGGCACTGGCGAGACTTAGATCAGGTAATGTTCAACAGTTCTATGCAACAACAACTCCTGAAGGTCATGGCTGGGCATTTGAAACATTTGAAAAGAATAAAAAGTCTGATACAGGATTGATCCAAGCAAAAACAAAAGATAACCCTTTTCTTCCTGACAATTTTATTCAATCTCTTGAAGAAAATTATCCACCGCAGTTAATCAAGGCTTATCTTCTCGGACAATGGGTCAACCTCACAAGCGGTCAGGTTTATGACCGTTTTAATCGTAACGACCATGTAATTAATCAGATACCGTTTGACATCAAAATGGAAGTGTTAAGGATCGGGGTGGACTTTAACGTGATGAACTGCAATGCCGTGGTTGGTGTCAAGTCTGGAGATAAATTATTTATCATAGATGAAATATCAAAACAAAATGATACAGATGCCTTGGCGCAAGAAATTAAAAGGCGTTATCCTTCAAACAGAATATTAGTTTACCCTGACGCAAGTGGTTCAGCACGTTCAACGATTAATGCATCAAAGACAGACATTGCAATCCTCGAAAGTTACGGATTCAGTTCAATGGCTCTCAAGAGCAATCCCTTTATCAAAGATCGAGTTGCAACCGTCAATGCGTTATTACAGAACGGCAAAGGGGAAAGACGTTTGGCGATTCATGCCCGTTGCGCTCGTTTGATTGAGTGCCTTGAGTTGCAAAGCTATGATGAAAAGACAGGCGATCCTGATAAACAGAATGGATATGATCACCATGTTGATGCACTTGGTTATTTAATTTATCGTGAATTTAATATTCTTTATGGTAGGGCAGGCAAGCCAACTGGTATTAGAATATATTAAAAGTAATGGTACTATGAGGAAAAACCGTGTATAGCTCTCTGAATATTTACAATCAGCCTGTAACACTAGCTCCTACAACGGTTGCAAGTCCTAATGCTGCCTATCAGAGGATGGCAAATTTCTGGGGTTTGGTTGAAGATTTGAAAGAGGGAACATATAAAATACGCAGTGAACACAGAAAATATTTACCGCAAGAACCAAGAGAAACAGACGATGCTTATGATACAAGGTTGGCGAGGTCAACAGTAGTGCCATATTTGCAGCGCATTGAGAAAATGTTGTCAGGTATGCTTGTCAGGAAGCCTATTCGTTTGGATGACGTTTCGGATCTTGTTCGTGAGCAGTTATTTGATGTAGACCTTGAGGGTAATGATCTTAATGTTTGGTTATATCAAACAGCTAGAGTTGCAATTTCTTTTGGTCATGTTGGTGTTCTTGTTGATGCCCCGAAAGATGGAGAGAAGGCAAGGCCATATTGGGTAACATATGCACCAAAAGATATTCTTGGTTGGAGGACAGAAATCGTTGATGGTGTAAGAAAGTTAACTCAACTGCGATTGATGGAACA